CGGCCTTAAGAATAGGAACATAGTTGGTGTCGGGGCCTTGCGTTGTGGTGGAAGCCGGGATCTTTATGTAGAACGTCAAAATTCCATACGAGGAGGGATTTGGATTGAGCTTAAGCCCCATCTGACGCACAAGCCTTACGACATTATTATATTCAATAGCTGTATCTAGAAAGCTTTCGTTTGCCTGGTAATCAACATAAAAAGACAGGATATCCCCAATATAGGAAACGGTGTCCAACATAAGAGAGCCAAAACTTGCTTGATTAAAGTCTTTGTAGGTGTTGGGATAGTATCTTTTTACAAAATTTTCTAGATCTTTGCGGATTGATGCAAAATCTCTGCTTGTGTATTTTATTGACATGCACCTACCTCAGTATAATTAGTTCGTATTTGTATCAAGCTGCAGCATTCCCGTCATTCGCAAAGGCAAAATTTTATATGTAATTGTTGTATGTACATCATGAGGAAATAAACTAGGATCATTTTCGGGCGTTTTGAATGCAACTTGTTGTATCTCCACAAAGGGCATGTATTGTGCCACTTGTGAGCGAATTCGAGACGTTATCTCTTCATAGGTCATCTCGTCATTTAGTTCAAATAGGTACGCTTTAAGTCCCACGCCAAAATTAGTATCCATCATGCGCTCACCAGGGTTGGTGAGTATCAACATCTTAAGATTCTGTGTTACTAAAGTTGGATAATCCTGAATCAATTCAAACCTGCTTGATTCAATTGGTAATAATGGTGCTAATCCGGTTGTCATCTTCCGCCCTCTCAATAATTATTTGAAAACATGTTTTTTTTAACAAACATTCGAACTTTGTCCATCAGCAGCATTCTGCTGAGAGTTGCCTGTCCCCTCTGCCTCGGCCTCTTCATTGCTTGCTGCGTCTAGAAGCATCAGCAAAAGATAAATTATTCCCAGTGGTGTTGGAGGCATCATAAGAAGGCCCGCGATTGATCCCGTAAAGTCTACGCCCTTCACGGTCATTTTTGGACCAAGAGAGGGAGCCTCAAGCGGTCCGGGAGGATCTGGCAATGCAGCGGTAGCTTCAGCATTCATCGTGTTAAGACCGCAGAAAGCTAGTGCTAGTACTTGTTCTCCGTCTAGGGCGCTAAGCATTGGCTTAATAGGTGATTGATCTGGCTGTGTACTCTCAGCAAGATCAATGCCTACATCAATCATCATGATCACATAATTGAATACCATCCCCGTGATGTCTCTAATAATCTTAGATATTGCAACATGCGGGTCAACCATTTCTACCAAACCCTTGAGAATCTTAATGGGTGTTTCGCGAAGCATCTTAAGTATATATTCACGCATATTGCCTTGCAGGCCGGCCTCTTCATTCGCCAACTCATTATTTAGCTGAACCATGTTCGACCCTTCGACAAGGTCGGGCGGGCGAGAGGCTCTCGAAATAACGCCAAATAAATCCAAAATGTTCAACTTGGTTGTTTCAAAATTTCTCTCTATTCCCGGGAAAAAACTATTTGTAAGCCCCAGATTATAAAGTACCGGCAGCATCATGACCATTTCAGGATTAAAGGTTTGATTAATAAACCTCGAATACTCTAGGTCATTCTTAATTTTAGGGATATGATTGCTTGGCTCAGTCCTATTAAACCTTTTAACTTTATCGAAGGTATTGGCGGCAGTGCTGGGTGCGCCCGGGCCTAAGGGAGGACCCGGAGGGGTTGGAGGCGCTTGTTGCATGCCGAAGCCGGGTGGCCCTTGCGTGGGCGGCGGAGAAGTTGCAGCGGCACCAAAATCCGGGAGGTCGTTGGGGTTAAAATCTCCATAGTCATAAATATTTACCGTAAGTAAATCACCCAAAATCTGAGCACCCTCAGTTGCACTATCTAAATCAACTTGTGCTGAATCCAAAACCGAGTCTTTGCCGATTGCACGAGGTTGTTGCTGCAGCGCGAGGGTCATTAAATCTCTTACGGGGCCTGGCCTGAACGATTCAATAAACGGAGAGCCGGCCTGATCCCACTGGGCATCCCTGTATTCCGCGGTTCTATAGTGTGGAAAGTTAAACATTAGTTTATACCCAAGCTTAAAGCCCTCAAATATAGGAAGGACACCATCCGTTAATTCTATCATATCTATAAAATCAACCGCGGTGCTAGTGCGCACCGGCATTGCCCCTCCAGCAGGACTTCCCAAAATTGACTGCAGTTGCAGAGTATGCCGAGTACCGCCCGTAGGCCTGGCGGTGTTCTGGGCTATGAAGTCCGCAGTCGTGTCGGCTACTGGCGGAGGCTGGTAAATGTGGCGCCCGATGAGATCCCACGCCGGCGGCATGTCGCTTTCGATAAATGCCTTCCTGAAAGCTGCAGCCTGTTGATCCCATCCTTTTTGTAGTTTTTGAAGTTCCCTAGGATCCCATGGGATATCAATCTCTGACGATGCTAAATCGTTCCAATTAGATATGCCAGACCAGTGTGCATATTTAGCAAAGAAAATACGTCCCTCGCCTGATTTCATGGGAGCATTTTTGCGTCCATAAGGAGCTTTATAAATACCCAATATATCCTTGATAAAAACATCCTCAAACAGTTCACCAGTGCCGGTCGTCTTAAGAATATTGTTGATAGACTGCATGGTATTCACCATTTGGCCGCAGACCTCATAAGTATAGCCCATTCTTTCCTCTATCAAAAATTCAATAAGCTGTTTAAACTTTACCTTTCTAATATTTGTCCCGGCATCAAGATATGGCACAACAGTGTTGGGAGTAAAAGAATGAGCTATTCCGCCTGCTTTTTTGGCTTGTTCTCGGCTGATAAGCTTTTCGAAATGACCATACAAAAATTCTTTTATCGCACCACGATCGCTGGTAAATCGAGTTTCTAGCTCGCTTATCATACTAGTGAGGAACAACTCTCTTATTATTGGCTTATTAAAAATTTCTTCAAATTGAAATGCACTAAATACAAAAATATTTTTAATTAAAAATTCAACAATATATACTTGTATCTCAAGGTTGATCAGGGCTAATTTGAGAGCATCTCCAGACAACTCCTGGGCTGTTCCCCCGTCGTTGCAGGACCCTTGTCGAAAATTCTTCTTTGCTTGATCTAGGATTCCTCGCAAATCTCCAACTTGGGAAGGCTCACAATTTGAATTATCTTTAAAAAGATTTAACTTATTAAGCTTCGTCATAGTAAACATACCATTGCGCTGAATATAATCAAATGATCTTTTCATTACACCATTTAATACTGTTGGAAAAACCTGTTTTTGCAGCTTATCTTGAAGATATCTTTTATCTCCGGCGCTCAAGGAATTATTAGAAAGCGCTACGAGTTGCTTTTGAAGCGGATAGGTAAAGTTAAAAATATAAGGGTTGAATCCAGACTCAGTACCATAATGTCCCAAAGCGGTATCGGGGGGAGCCATGAGCATCCCGGGGGCCGCGGTCCCATAGAACGGAGTAAAAGAATCATCAGGCACTGCAATATGCAGCCACCCATTTTCAACACCCGGAAGCAATCCTGATGGAATGCCCAGTCTAAAGACCGGTCGGCGCCCGGATTGTATATCATCGTTAGAATAATACTCGATTCGTATAGGATTGATGTGGGGAATCACCTCTTTAAGAAAATTATATTGCAATCGAAGGCGCCCATATTCATCTGTAGTTTTGTCCTGCAGCATTTTAGAATAATAGGTTCTCTCGCTGCCGGCAGATCCATACTCAAACCGTCCGGTTGCTTCTAGAATAAACTTGCCGGTGACTCCGGGAGATTTAGTAATCGTACGCCAAGCATTATCTGGCTTGTCTCCTCCCTGAATGTCAAGGTATTCTGGTGGGGACTGATGCGCTATAGCCATAAAATTGTTATAAAAATCCGTAGGAAACACATAGGTAACATTAGGAGGGTTCCCTCCTGACTGTTCTATGGTATCTTTTACGCGATTTACAGCTTTTTGGGCCTTGGCCATTTCGGCCCGGGCTCCCTCATCAAGGGCATCTTCTAAAATAGAATTCAGAATAGGCATCAGCGCACGAAAATCGTCCAGACTTCCTCCCAGCTTAGCTAAATTTAAATCCGGGCAAACTGCCGGGTCGATTTCTAAGCCAGAATTAAGTATCTGATCAAATATATCGGCGATAATAGAAATAAACGTGGGATCCATAACTGGCGGCTCGACACAATCATCACCAATCTTCCCCCGTGCGCAAGTATCTTGCAGGGCTTTATTAAGCGCAGGATTGGCGTTGCCAGCAGTAACCTGTGGCTCCAACAAAGTTGTTCGGCAAGCTTCCACCGAATAAGCAAACTGCATCTTAGCATTTTCAACTGTTATGTTAAACATCTGGGGGATGACTCGGTCCACAATCGGATTGGAAATAAACATAGGGTTATCGGGACACAGGAAATCAGGGAGAGGAGCCTCCATGGGAAGACCGTTGTTAAGGAGATCTGCTAATTTTTGGATGCTTTCCTGGTCGGCCAAAGTTGAAAGGTCGGCTTCGTTTAGACAATAATTTTGAATTCCCTCCCTCACATCAACATCATTCACAAGATCATTGCATATACTAGTAATGTCTGCTAGTGCGGCCATACTAGCAAAAAAGGATAAGATTTGATTACGACTTTGTAAGGGCGGGATCTGTTCCTCGGGCCACCCTTTATTAAAGATAGCTATCTTTTGAATTGTAGTGTCCTGAACATCAGCTGGAGAATTATAAAGGCGACACAATTCTAAAGGTGTAAGGATTTGAGATACCCCCGAAAGGTAGTCGAAGCCCTTTTCTTGATTTAGCCCAAATCGTTTGAACGCGTTATCTAATCGATCTTGCATCTCTGGATCTTCAAGCGGCTTACCCCCCTTTGGGTTGTCCCTCATCGCAGCTGCCGCATCGATTGCGCCCATTTCTTCAGGCCGATTGAGCAGATTGTCACAATTAAATTTAATCATATCGGCCAGGCCGGAGACCAAATCCAGAAGTGTTTCGGCTAAAATCTGTAAAATCATGTCCCGGATCTGCTGCCAGAGGGGAGGATCGCCGAGAATATTAAATGCTATTTTAATATCCGGGAAGTCTGGGACCACCATAAACGGTCTAGGGATCTTGGGTTTTTCATAATCTTCTATGAACTGCGCAAGATCTAAGGCCTGATCAATTGCCTGTCTTAGACGATCTAGTGTGAAATTACTCCCCATCGTCAAGCAAATCATGGCTTCGGCAATGAGGTTCTCAATCCCTAAACGCAGCAAAATTCCGTCCAGAATCGCCAGAGTATCCCGAACCTGTTTTGTGGCGCCCCCCTCTCTAGAAGAAGTTTTATCGCGCGATAAGGCAGCTACTGCGTCATTATAGGCCGATTCTGCATCCAAAATTCGGAGCTGGCCAGCCTGTTCGCCGACGTCCGGGGCGTTCTCTGCGTTGCGGAGTTTTGCTTCGGTATCGGTCACCGCTTGTTCCAATGTTTTTCGCTCTTCGGCAGCGACAGAAATGCCTTTAGCCTCTTTAATCATGGCCTTGATGTCGTCCATTAATTTTTTAATTGGAAACTTAGATTCAAACTTTTTGCTCGCATTTTCTGTAAGTAAAGCCGCCATGGTGGAGGGGTCATCAAGCGCAAGCTCTAAAGCAGCCATTTCCTCGCCCGATACAAACGTACTTATAGTTGTGGCAAGACTAAGCGGATTGCTAACATCTAACTTTATAGAGCTTTCAGCAGCTTGGAAAATTGTATTAAATAAAAGGGGGTCGACACCGGGAGGAGGAGGCGCCTGAAAGCTCAATTCGACTGACCCATCTTCTGCTTCAACATCTACCGGACTATTTTCTCGGACAGTTTCCCAAGTTGGTGTAGCTAACAATTTCCCATAGGTATCTTTGATAAAGTTCATGATACTGGGTAAACCAGGGCCGGAGGCGCCATTATTTTGGGCGCCTTTGATGATTCTTTGGTGATTAATTAAAGTCATCATCACCCAGCGATCCTGAATTGAGGCCTTATATTTTATAAGTGAAAACATACCTATCTTAAGCGGCTCAGTAATAGTCGTTTTGCCCATATCAATTTCGTACGTGGCAGACTTTATTTTTTGTTTGGCGTCTACAACTATTCTTAACACATCCTCGTTGGTCAGCGACGGCACATCCCTTCCAGATAAATTCATATCTCTTCGTACGTTAGCAACCAAATCTGAGACAATATCCCTGACCTCGGTGCGAATTGCTTCTAAATCAAGAGGTATTTTAAGAGGAACGGGGTACCTAGTAAGTTGTTCATGATATGCTTTCAACGCATCGCCCAACTCATTCATTGTTCCAATTGTAATCCCAAGCTTAATAATCACAGTTCCACCCAACGACGAGGCTGTACCTGCGCTCTGTTGTTCAAGAAAAAACTCTTGTGCATCGTCAAAATCCGGAAATCCCGAACTATAAGTAGGCAGGGGGCGCGTCTGACCAGGTACCAAACAAATTTCTCCTGATTCCGAGGCCTCGAGGGCTTCTACAACTGCAGGCGACTGGGCAGTAGAGGGATTATAGGTTCGAAGGGCCTCGCGAATCTTTTTAAAATTTACTGCCCCGGGGACAGTGTTATATAAATATTTAGGCGCCGTAGGAGCACTAGACGCAATATCTGCCGGGCCCTGATCGGATTTTATAAAATCTAAATTTCCGAGAATGTCCTTTCTAATCTTCTTGTAGGTAGTGCTAAGGCCCCTCGACCCTTTCCCCTTGTTATAAATAAAAGGATAAAATTCAGGCAAATAAAATTCTATAAAGGCATCAACAGCTGTATCTTTTAAGTCTTCTTCTGGGGACTTTTTTGCCTTTTGATTACGCGTTACGGCCGGCTGGATAATAACAGCATAAAGGCCCTTATCAATATTAAACCAAGGAATATTGGAGGGAAACTTCTGAAATACATTGAGGCTGTCAAAATCAATAGTCATAATTAATTGGTATTGTTATACCTACTAAGAATGGGGCGCTCGCCCTGAATCCCAATTCCGGGAGTTCCCCCTAGGTATTTAAACTGAATAGCAATGCCGCCCTTTTTGCCGTCCAATAGATCCTCCGACATGCAAGGAATTTCTACATTCAGGGCCGTGTATACAACGGATTCGATGGTCTTCTGCATCGACTTCAAGGGAGGCGATGTGGATTGGGGGCCCCCAATCATAAACGGGGAGTAATGTGTATGATGAGCTAGCGCGGTGAAGATATTTCGATTATAGTCCATATATGTAACAAGTCGATCTCTCAGCTGGTTAACGTTAGCAATAATATCTTTTAAGCATGCCTGTAGGTTGTAGCCCTTAACCAGAGGCTGCATATCCGCATCATCGTTCATGGCTATCAAATCAATGCCGTATCGGGCGATATCCACAGGCGTTGTTTCTCCTCCTTGCGAATTT